CTCCGATTGTCAATGCACTTAATCATAAGAATCTATACTACTCCGTAAATAGCGAAGTGTTTAATATAGGAAACATCACATTCTGTCATTGGTCAGTGTTTGATGATAACTACACAAGTGCTTCAGACATAGAAGGTAACTATAAGATTTGTATGTATCATGGAGCAGTGCAGAATGCTTTTACAGAAGTCGGATTCAAACTAGAAGGTGGAAAGATAACAACTAAGCACTTCGATGGATTTGATATCACACTACTTGGAGATATTCATAAGTTACAATATCTTAATGAAGAAAAGACAATCGCATATCCTGGATCCCTAATTCAGCAGAATCATGGAGAGAGCTTAGATCATGGTATCCTAGTATGGAACTTAAAAGACAAATCTAGCAAATATGTTAGTATTCCTAATGATACAGCATTCTATACAGTGTATGTAGAAAATGGAAATCATGATCCGATTCCTGAAAGTTTACCTAAAAATCTTTACCTTAGAGTTCGACATACTAATACAGATCAGATTAGACTTAAAGATATAATAAGTGAAATTAAAAGTAAAAGAACTATAGTAGAGCAATCAATACAAAGAATAAACGGTTTTCAAGAACTAAACAATACGAATAGAAAGTCAAGCAAAGTAGTAGATGTAAGAGATGAACATCAACAAAACTCACTAATAGAGAAGTTTTTAAGTAAAAAGCACAAATTAACTGATGATCAAAAGGAAAGCATAAGATCAATAAATGAGTACATTAATCAACAGTTACCAAAAACAGAAACTTCTAGAAATATAGTATGGTTACCAAAAAGATTTGAGTTCGAAAATATGTTTAGCTATGGTAAAGATAACGTTATTGACTTTACCGATATGGCAGGAACATATGGAATATTTGCAGCTAATGCATCAGGTAAGTCCACATTACTAGATGCTCTTAGCTACTGTGTATTTGATAAGTGTTCAAAGACAAATAGATCTTCTCAAGTGCTAAATAGCTCTTCAAATACATTTTATTGTAAGCTAGATTTTGAGTTAGATGGTAAAAACTATGTAATAGAAAGAGATGGACTAAAAGAAAAAAATGGTAATGTTAGAGTAAAAGTTAACTTCTATTACACCGATGATTTAGGAAATAAAATCTCCCTAAATGGTAAAGAAAGAAACGATACTAACGTAAGTATAAGATCTGTGTTGGGAAGCTATGAGGACTTTACCCTGACTGCCCTAAGCGCACAGGGAGCTAATTCTGGATTCATAGATATGAACCAAAAGGATAGAAAAGAGCTACTCAGTCAGTTCCTGGACATCAATGTGTTCGAAACTATGTATGAGTTTGCTAACAATGATATGAAAGATATCTCTGCAGTAATGAAACAATACCAAAAAGTAGATCATTCCACTGAAATAGCAAAAATAGATCAAGAAAAGTTAGAAATAAACCAAAAAATAGATGATTTAAAGACGCAAAAAGATAATTTAATTATAGAAAAAGACAGTCTAAATAAAAGAATACTTGAGGAGCACATTATGCTTCAATCAGTAAGCTCTAAAGCGATAGACGAACATCAAGTAAGATCAGAAATACTGTCTCTAGAAGAAGAATTAAAAAAACAAGTAACTGAAGAAGCTGTCATAGCATTAGAACATACTACTATAAAAGAACATTTAGCAACTTATAACAATGCATTAGAAAGAGTACAAATAGAAGAACTAAATAAAAGACTGCAATCACTAAAAGATCTAAATAAACTTAAAAATACTACAAATATAGAGCTTAATAAGCTAAATATTCACTTATCACATCAAAAAGATAAATTAGATAAACTAAACGAGTTAGAATACGATGAGAATTGTTCTTATTGCATGAACAATGTATTTGTAAAAGACGCTATTTCTACAAAACAAAGTCACGAAGACTTAGTAAAGCAAAAAGACACTATAGAAACAGACATCGAAATTATAGATCAGCAGATTAAAAAGCTTGGTAACGTAGAGGAGCATAAAAGAGAATATGATACTCTATTACAAATGATAAATGATAAAGAAAAGAAGTCTTTAAAGCTACAATCAGATCTTCAAAAAATACAAATAGAACAAACAAACATAAAACAAAAGATAAAAGATAAAGAATCTGAGTTAGATACTTACAGAAAAGAAAAAAAGAAGATAGAACAAAATACACAAGTACAATCTAGGATAGATGCTTATGAATTAGAGTACAAAACCGTAGAAAATAATCTTAAAAGAGTTAGTGATGATCTTACTGAGTCTCTAATAAATGTAAACTCACTAAGTACAAATAGGGACAAATATACAAATGATCTTACTGAATTAGTCAAGCTTCAATCTAAGTACGATATTTACAAATATTATAGCGAAGCAGTTCACAGAGACGGTGTTCCTCATGAATTAATATCAGATACCATACCTCAATTGCAAGACGAGATCAATGCTATACTTCAACAGCTAGTAGACTTTCAAGTAGTTCTTTATCCAGACGATAAAAACATCAATGCATATATAGCCTACGATAATGAAAGGTATTGGCCTATAGAACTAACCTCAGGAATGGAGAAATTTGTATCAAGTCTAGCAATAAGATCATCTTTAATCAATATATCATCATTACCAAGACCTAATTTTATAGCAATCGATGAAGGTTTCGGAGCTTTAGATACAAATAACTTAGGAAGTATAGTATCTTATTTCGATCATTTAAAGAATCAGTTCAAGTTTATAATGATCATATCTCACATAGACTCAATGAGAGATGCAGTAGACCATCAAATAGAGATAAATAAGATCGATGGAAGATCAAATGTACAACACGTAAGCTAGATATTTATAAGCATGGTTAAGAATGTCATCGCAATATATCCTGGAAGGTTCCAACCAATGGGTCGTCATCACTACGACGCCTTTCAGTGGCTAGAAAAAAAATTTGGTGCTGATAAGACTTATATAGCAACTTCAGACAAGGTAGATCCACCTAAAAGTCCTCTTAATTTTAATGAAAAAAGAGCAGTTGCTAACAAATATGGAATAACTAATCAGCTAGTTCAAGTAAAAAATCCGTATAAAGCAGAAGAGATCACATCAAAATATGATCCAAAAACTACTGCCATAGTGTTTATGGTTGGAGATAAGGATATGCAAGAGGATGCAAGATTTAAAATAGGGAAGAAAAAAGATGGCGGTGATACTTACTTTCAAAAGTACGAACCAAATAAAGAATTAAAGCCATATACAGAGCATGGATATTTGATAGTAGCTCCTCACGTTTCTTACGACATAGATGGAATAGGAGAAATGAGCGGAACTAATATAAGAAAAGCGCTATCTAATCCTAAATCAACTCCTAAACAATTTAAAGATATATTTGGATGGTACGATTCAGATATAGAATCAATGCTTAAAAAAAAATTCGCTACCTCTATGAAAGAGACTCGAGCAATATACGAGATTATAGAAGAGAAAGCGGTCCTTTCTACTCTGATTCGTACTTTATTGGCTGAAGGTGGAAATGTATTTGATGGTACACAAAGAATTAAATTAGCAGATATAAATCCTACAATATCTTGGCTAGAAGATAAGTCAGGTCTTTCTCTTAAAGATAATATGCTTGGAACTACAGGTAAAAAAGCAGATAGCGGAGATCTTGATCTTGGAGTAGATAAAAATAAAGTAGATCAAAACTCACTTATTAGTAAGCTTACTGCAAATGGAATAGATAAAGCAGATATTAAAAAGTCAGGAACAAACGTTCACGTAAAGACACCAATCGCAGGAGATCCTAAAAATGGATTCGTACAATCAGACTTTATGTTTAACGATGATGTTGATTTCATGAAGTTCTCTATGCAAGGAGGAGCAAAAGATAGTAATTATAAGGGAGTACATAGACATTTAGTTCTTGCCAGTGTAGCAAAAGCACAAGGTATGAAATGGTCATATCTTAATGGCCTAGTAGATAGAGCAAGTAATAAAGTAATAAGTAAAAATCCTGATGAAATAGCTACTAAGTTACTTGGTCAAGGAGCAAAATCTAAAGATCTAGTTAGTGTAGAATCTATCATAAACTTCATTAAAAATAAACCGCAATACGAAGAGTGGGTAACTCAAGCAAGACAAGATCTAGCAAAAGATAATCTTGAACTTCCTAAAAAAGAAGATCTAAAAGAATCGATAAAGAAATTACAAAAATTGGTTATGTTACTTGAAGCAGCATCAGCAAGAATCCAACACCCAGAAGACTTAATATATTGGGATGGATCTAAAGGCGCAGAAAGAGCTTTACAAGTAATGGACAGAGCTGCAAAAGACCCATCGACCACATCTGTAAAATGGGATGGATCACCAGCCGTAGTATTTGGAGTAGATGAAAACGGCAACTTCATACTAACAGATAAGAGTGGATTCACCCCAAAGGATACGATGGAAAAGCAAAAAGTTCCAAAGAAATAGAAACAATGTTTAAGAATAGGGCAATAAAATCTGCTGAAAAAAGCGGAACTAAACCTAATTTTACTTTTGCAAAAAGCATGGCAAACGCTTATGAAGTATTTAAAAAGTCTTGGCCAAAAGGACTTACTGGATATTTTAAAGGAGACTTATTATACCAAAGTAAACCAGAAGTTATAGATGGAGAGTATGTATTTAAACCAAATATAATTACATACAAAATTCCAGTTAATAGCGAGTTAGGAAATCAAATAACTAAAAGCGAAGTAGGAGTTATACCTCACGTTTATCAAACACTAGACGGAAAAGAATCAGGTGTAAAAGACGCAAAACAATATAAATTCAATCCAGCAGGAGGACTCATGGTATTCTCACCAGTCTTCCCAAAAAGCGGAGCTAAGATAGACAGTAAGTTAATGAGTGCAGCTAAATCCGCGGTCTCTAGTGCTAAATCTGCAGATAAATTACTCGATAAAAATAAACTTAGTCAAGAAAAAATGACTGATTATGCTGACATGCTTTACAAGTTTACTAACTCAAAAGCAGCTAGCATGAATACGCTAAGCTCAAAAGAGTTTATCAAATTTTTAGAGAATGAAAAAACTATTAGTGATGGTAAAAAAACCAAAATGATAGAATATTCTCAACAGAATCAATCAGATCTAGAAAAAATATTCAATGCAGTAAAAGCAGTAAACAACTTAAAGAATTCAATAATAGCTCAATTAGATTCTCAAGATATGGGAGTAAAAGCTTCTATAGGAGATGATGCAGGAGGCGAAGGATACGTAATATCTGATCCATCAGGACCTATAAAGTTAGTTAATCGTGGAGGATTCACTGCTGCAAATAGAGCAGTTCAAAGATAAAATTATGGAAGATCAAGAAAAGTTAGGAATAGCAACAAATTTTATAAGATTTGCTAGTGATTCTTTAGGACTTGAAGAATTACCAAAAGTATTTTTCATAAATGATAATAAGTGGAGTAGACAAATGAAATCATTTGGACAATATAATCCACAGACCTCAGAGATTCTTGTATATATTAAAAATAGGAATATGGCAGATATTTTAAGAACTCTTTGTCATGAAATGGTTCACCACAAACAAAATGAAGAAGGTAGATTAGAACCAGATTCAGGTAAAACTGGATCAGATATAGAAAATGAAGCCAATGCCCAAGCAGGGATACTACTTAGAGAGTACGGACAACACAATGAAGTAATATATGAAAGCTTTAATAAAGACTTTGATCATTACTTTGGTGTTACTCCAAAAGAGTATATACTAGAGAATGGCAAAAAATCTTTTACAGAAGCGGTATCTAAAGCTAAGTTAGCGTACATAGAAATAAAATAAAAATGTTATGAATCAAGGTCAGTTAAAGAAAGAATTCAAGAAAAAAGATGTGACTAGGATGAGAAACCTAATCACAGGTAAGTCAGGAGAAAAGACTCAAGTACTTACAGGATATGAAAAAAAGACTGAATCTCATAAAGAGGGAGACATATGGGAAGAGTTAGGTAGAAATTGGACTATAAAAAACGGAATAAAACAAAATATAACAAAGACAGATAAGCTTAAAAGGCTTGCTGTTTTTCCAATAGCTTGTCCTAAGTGCAGTAAAGCAATGAAGCCTACTAATATAAACAAACAGATGTATGCTGTTCAAGGAATCTGTTATGACTGCGTAATAGAGAATGAACATCAGATTAGAGTTCAAGGAAAGTGGACTGAGTATAGAAGTGAACAACTCACTGCTAATAAGAATTCTAGCTTAAAAGACTTTGAAGAAGCTGTAGAATCGTGGTATAATGAAAAGGATCAGTTCTTTACAGAAGCGGGTCAA